TTAGGACCCGTCGCGTCCTAAATATTAGTACCTACTATATTTTATGTACTGACGCGGTCCTAAATGGTAGAAACTCCTAATATTATTAGGAGCCTGCGCGTCCTAAATATTAGGACGTACTATATTTTAGTACCCGGTCGGTCCTAAATATTAGAACCTCCTAAAATCATTACCACCCAGTCTCGTAATAAAGTCACCTATTGTTTTACCTAACTGTGATCCAATGGTTCGAATTACACTTCCAAAGTTGTCCATTACCTCATTAACATCTTTTTGGCTTCCTATAAAAGCATCAAAACTATCACCAAGAGAACCCACTAATGCTAACTGGAATACACTGGCCTGGGCGCCAAATCTTTTAAATATATTTTCTACACCTACTAATGCTTTTTGTACATTGGAATATTCGAACTCGGTCATTCCCATTTGTTCAGCACTTTCTCTTAATTTGTTTGCCACCTGGCTGGCACTCTGAGCTGAGTCAATGTAGGCCTGAGCAACACCCTGTAATTCTCCACCAACACCAGATGCTAATAGAGCCTGGAATTTTTGTGGATCAACTGTACTAAATTCTTGAATAACACGTTGTACCATTGCAGGTACCTCGTCCACAGACATAGCACCATTTCTGATACTCATTGCTATACCAATAAATTCGTCTCTTAGTCCACCGTCTATGGTTCCCAACTTGTTAAGAAAGTCACTAGCACCTGCGGCACCCACACTGGCTACCTCTAAAATACCTTCTATAAAATTGTTATCAACTCCTGCCCCTTGTAATCCTGCCACAAAGTTTTCCAATGCTTGTTCAACTTCTGGACCAGCCGCACCCATATTCATTATTAGAGATCTAATACTAGAATTACTACCTACTAAATTTCTGGCATTCTGTCTTAATTCATCAGTACTGATACCCAATGCAGTAGAGAACATCCTTAATTGCTTGATAGACTCTGCTGACAAGTATGCTGTTCTGGCATTGGTTAATTGGTCTCTGGTTAAGATCCTACTTCTGAAATCCTGATCTTCCTGGAATAATTGTGTGGCATCATCTAAAGTTACACCAAGATCTCTACCATAATTTGTTAATTGTAAAAACTGTGAATTTAAATCAACAAATGATCTTTGTCCTAATATAGCCGCAGTTCTGGAAAATGTTGATAATACTGTTGTTGCCTGGTCAACTGTTAAACCCAACCTGCCCATAGACATTAGAGTGTTTATAGTTGTGTCATTGCTTCTGGCAGTTACATCACCAAATGCTTGACCAACATCTGTTAAACTTTTTAAGGATTCACCTGTGTTGGTAACACTTGTTACCAGATAACCACCTGCAATGGTACCTGCTGATATCAAACTCTTCACAAAGAAATTTAAGGCTCCCATTGACCATTGGAAATCTTTAGCCAATTGGTTTTGTCTTTTGGCTAATCTGTTTAATGCCTCACGTTGTTGTTTACCTGCCTCTTTTAAACGTTCTGATTGTTCTTCATTTACATCACCAAAAGATTTTACAGCATCTTCTGTTTCCTTAATGGTTTCATTCATGTCCTTGGTATTTTCTTCTGTGGTCTCTGTTTCTTTTTGCAGAGCATCTAGAAGATCAGAAAATACTTTGTCGCCTTTGTTTTTGTCTGCTTGGCTTTTGGCCATTGCCAAAATATACTTTTCTAATTTGGTTTGATGTTTGGCATTACCTTCTTGCAGATCTTTTAGAGTCCGTTCTGTAGCCAATGGCGGCAGGTTCAGATAGCCGGTGCCATCTTCCTGAGTCATAAATTCAATTCTGATATCTTTGTCTGCCAACCGGTTTCTCCATTAAGTGCGTATTTTATGATGATAAATATCATACGATAAAATGTTATACACATATTTATCATTTTAATTAACAGGAGTTTTAATATGTCCAATACTAACAACCCTTTATCGGGTCACTTTAGGACACCCAAACTATACACTAGTTTACCAACTGGTGGAAAATTTTACGATGACACTATTGTAGATATGCCTTCCACTAATGAACTGCCTGTCTATCCTATGACTGCAAAAGATGAAATCATGATGAAAAATCCTGATGCATTGTTAAACGGAGAGGCAGTAGCACAGGTTATTTCCAGTTGCGTACCTAATGTCAAACAACCCAGACTGTTAGTTGCTAACGATGTTGATGCATTATTAGTTGCTATTCAAGGCGCAACATTTGGTGATGAATTAACTGTAAGTGCTAATTGTCCTACTTGTGGCGAACAAGCATCTGCTGTGTTAAGCACAGAAGTTGTACTTGCTAACATGGATAACATAGATAAAAAATATGAATTCAGTACAGATTCAGGATTATTGATTTCCATGAAGCCTTTCAGTTATGAAACATCTGTAAAGGCTGGTGTAGCCAATTTTAGAAGTGAAAGAAGTTTACAAAGTATTTCAGAGATAGATGATGAAATAGAAAAAATCAGAGCATTTAATACTAACTTTATTGAACTAGCAAAATTAAATTTTGACATTTTAGTAGACTCAGTAAACTCAATTACTGTACCAGGTTCAGAAGATTCCAAAAGTGTTGTTGTAACAGATAAAGCACACATATCAGAGTTTTTAGAAAACTGTGACGCCACAATAGGTAAAGAACTGGAAGAGTTTGTTACAGAAATGGGAAACAAAGGAATACAAAAAGTAATGCAAATGACTTGTGAGCCATGTAGTGAAAAACTAGAGGGTGATGAGGAATTTACTTTTGAATCCGCAGTAAACTTTAATACTGTAAATTTTTTCACGGCTTCCTAGCTCGTGCAGAGCCTGAGGAGGTAGTGGCATACCTTAGGAAGCTCAATGAAGATTCAGATGCCATTAATAAAGAGATAACTGAAATGGTTATCTATGCTCAGGGTAGTCTGAGTTTCGATGACGTCTGGAGTATGAGTTTACCGCAAAGACAATTGGTAGCAAAAACTATTAATAATTATTTCAAAGCAAAAGCAGGAAAACCAGTATCTGAAGATATGTAATGAGTTGGTATTATAAAGACAAAGAAATAACAGAACTCCCAGATGATTGTGAGGCATTTGTATATTTAATCACAAACCTCACAAACGACATGAAATATGTTGGCAAAAAATTAGCAAAATTTAAAACAACCAAACCCCCATTAAAAGGCAGAAAGAACAAAAGACGTGGCACAAAAGAAAGTGACTGGAAAACTTATTGGGGGAGTAGCGATCATTTAAACAACGATGTAATAGAATTAGGAGAAGAAAATTTCCGTAGAGAAATATTATATTTTTGTCCTACTAGAGGAGTTGCAAGTTACTTGGAAGCCAGAGAGCAATTCGAAAGGCGAGTACTTGAAACAGATGATTACTATAACGGAATCATCAACGTGAGGGTTGGTGGTTCAAAAATTCTTAAAGAGACCTTAAAAGACTACTAAGTAGGTGTGCTAGGCAAAAACTAAGGCACACAAGGCAACACATCAAGGCACACATAGGTCCATACACCACCCTATCGAGGCATAATAATATCGATTACTTTGACAATCCGGCAATGGAGACACCCGGTGCGAGATTCTAGTATGTATGGCGGCAAATGAGATACAGAAGACGACACACAGTATTAAAGGATACAGGCTCTGAGAAAAAGCAACCTGTGTGTTGGTATAACTGAACTCTACAAAGTTATATCAGCATCCGTGAGATTCGTGACAGTAGTGTATGAGGGGATAAGGCTCACCACCTCTTAGTAGCACCTGAGTTAGAGATGACGACACATCACATGATGAGAAGTTTTTTTTCACCCGGTAACGGGTGAATTATGACTCAACATACATGATAAGTCTTATACTAGTTAAAAAGTTTCAAACAAAAGAAAGAACGAGTTATACGAGTGATTGAATGCAGTTTGAAAAGACACGAAGTGTCTACTACTATTTTAACTGTTCCAAGATAAACTGTTTATCAGTTATATTAGAGTTTGCAATAATAGGATATAGTTGTTGCTTATCTGCATTAGGCAGAGTTCTGATTGATAGTTCAGTGGGCCAAGTTAATACATTACAGGACCAAATATTAACACCATTTGCATTTACCCATTCTGATAATTCTAATAGATGAAAAATATTTTCGGTCATTACTACGGTGTTTACGTTAAGTTCTATATCTAAGGTTTTGTAAAAATCAAACGTTTCGGCAATTTTACTCCACTTCGACCCTGTGCGAATTTTGTCATTTACAGCACCTACACCGTCTATACTGCAAATAACAATAACTTTTTTAAACAGTTTGATACGATCTAGCCATTCTTGCGTCGGGGTTAAAGTGCAGTTGGTTGTGTATTCTATTGTTATGTTCTTTGCAAGATCTTTGTCTATTAAGAACTGCATAAAGTCTAAATGGTTGTTTGTGGCAAATGGTTCGCCACCAAAAAATGAAACATAACTTAAATCATCATAGTGATCTTGTAAATGAAAATTGTTGCTGACTTCGGGACTAATATACCCTAGTTTTCTGCCCCACATGTTAGAATATTTAGGCTCACAACCTATACAAGTTAAGTTACAGATGTTATTAAACGCCAGTTCTAAATACTGTAAACTGTGTTTTGGCCTTAGAAACTTCTTGTTAAAACGACGTCTAAGACTCATAAAACCGGCATTTTCTTCAGCATAGCACTTGCTACAACCTTCAATATAGGCGCCTTGCTGTGCTTTTTTACGCAAATTCTTGTATAAATTGCTGTTTAAAATAGATTCCGGATCGTTATTCCAAGTTAAATTAGTGGGTGCTGAGTATCTGCAACAGGGTTTTACAGCACCGTTTGGCGCAATAAAGATGCCATTATGGAAGTTGGAACAGTCTGTAGACATGGTTAAGTTGGGTCAAAACCATGAGGGCCTTCTACGATATTACTATCAAAGTCCCCACCTTGTTTACCTGATTTTGCTTTGTTGAGTTTATTAACAGTTTTGATTATGAGTTGACGTTCTTGAAATGCTAAACCCCATGCCTCACTCCAAGAAATTGAGCCTTCAGAAAAAATTACCATTTCAGCAATTTGTTCTTCCAAGGCCTGCATTTCATCTCTAAGCCTCCTTAGGTAGCCTGTGATTTCTTCAGGCTCGGCCTGTGCTAGGAAGCCGTGAAAAAATTTACAGGATCAAAGTTTACCTTGCTCATGAATGAATAAGATTCATCAGGAACATTTTTTCCTTTATTCTCTGGGCATTCTTCATTTACACATGATAACATCATTTCATTTGAAATACCAATTGAATTGATTTCCTGAATCTTTTCTTCTACTGCTTTTCCAACACTACTGTCAACGTTGTTTAAAAAGTCTGATATTTGCTGTTTATCTGTAACAACAAAATCTCCATCTTCGTTTGAACCACGTATTTCATTAATGCTGTCTAAAATTAATACAAAATTAAGTTCTGCAACTTTTTGGAAATTCTCAGTAAACAATCTAAGCCTTTCTTGATCGTCTGTGATTTCTCCAATGTTCTGTAAACTTCTTGTGCTTTGGAAATTTGTGATACCTGCTTTAATTGTGCTTGTATAAGTGAATGCTATTACTTTAATAATAAGATCCATTACTGGAACTTCATATTCATCTTCTAGAACATCCATTTGGTGTAATGCTCTTTCAACACTTGTGATGCCTCTTGCTTCTTCACCACACTTGTCGCAGTTTCCCATTACTTCTAAGTCGTCACCGAATGTAGCACCTTGTATTGCTACAAGCAATGTGTCAACATCAGCACTTAACATGCTTTTTGCATCTTTTACATTAGGAATACAACTTTGGATAACTTGAACAACTGCTTCACCATTAAGTAATGCATCTGGATTCTTCATTAAAAGTTCATCCTTTGCTGTCATGGCAAACACTGGTAGTTCACCATTTTCAGGCATTTCCACAACATCTGGTGTATAATATTTTCCTAAACTTGGTAATTTAGTGTATAGTTTTGGCGCTCTGTAATAAGAGGACAACGGGTTATGTTGATTTGCCATATTAAAACTCCTTATAATGATTTCGATAAATAGTAATGAACTACTTATAAATTCGTTTATACTTACTTATTTATCTGAGTTAAAAGGTGTTTTAATAAAAAAGAGAAATAAATGGCAGATTTTACATATTCAGGCGTTATAGACAATCAGTCTGATGGCACTAGATCGGAAGTGTCAGGAACTCTTCCTGAATTTGCTTTAGATTCTACATTAGAGCAAATCTTAAATGTTCTAACACCTGGAGTAAAAGATGCCACAAAACAAACCAAGAAAACACAAGAAATTCTAGAAGATCAAAAAGAGATCTTCGAAAAAGCCATGAAAGGCGACAAAGAGGCTCGGAAAGAAGCAAATAAAATTCTAGAAGATGGTTTAAACAAAGCAAACAAAACAGGGCGAGAAAAAGATGCCAAAGCACAAGGCGAATACAACGCCGCTATGGCAAGAAGTGAACAAGTTTTAAGATCAACTGCAAAAGGTTTACAGAAGTTTGGACTCGGTGCATTAACAGTTGCTTCAACTTTAGCAGTAGGATTTTTTAATGCTGTAACCAGTGCTGGTGAGACTTTAAATGAATTAAGGACCCAAGGTCTTGCATTTGGAGATGCACAAGGCTCAACAATTGAAGCATTAGGAACATTAAGTCTTACAGGTTTAAGTGGAAGTAAATTCCTAGGAGAATTTAGTAGAGCGGCTGGTGTGTTAGGTGTTAATACATTAGCAAACATGACTAGACAATTTGATGCGGCAACAAGTTCAGGTTTAGATTTAGGTTTAAGTCTATCAGAAAATGCTGAAGCACTTGCTAGTGAATTAGATGTAAGAGCAAGACTAGGTATTTTAGAAGGTGTAAGTGCTCAACAGATGATGAAAGAAACGCAAAGGCAACAAAAAGCCGTATTGCTTTATTCACAAGCACTAGGTATTGCAACAGAAGATTTAGAAGCATTTGCTTCAAGCCTTGTAACAAATACAAACATACTTTCAGGTTCTCTTTTAAGATTCAGTAATGAAGTGCAATCACAAATGGTTGCTGGATTGAGAGAGTTCGGAACAGTAATGGCTGGACTGGGTGGAGAAGAAGGCCAAGGCATTGCTCAAGCAATGGTAGAAGCCGCCGCCGGTGGAGCCTTAGGATTTAGTGACAACTTAGTTGCAATGACGGCTGTGTTACCAAGACTACAGCATACAACACAAGAATTAACCGCGGCAATGGCTAGTGGAACACTGACTCAAGAACAAGCAAATGAAATGGCAACTACTTTTGCAGAAGAGTTAGGCAATCTGTCTGAAGGTGAAAAACAAAGAATATTTGCAATGGAAAGAGCCGGTGTAGCAGGTGCTACTGAAATGGCAAATGCAGTCAGAAACTTTGAATCCTCTACAAGAAGATTAGAAGATTTAAGAATAGATCCAAGTGCTGTTCAAACAGGAACAAATGCATTAAACAATATTTTAGAAAAACTAACAGGTATGTTTGATGCATTGAGATATTCATTCCTAGAAGGATTGGGTTCAGTGGATGGTTTGAATGATGCATTTAAATCAGCACAGGATACAATCGCAAAAGCACTTAACGATACTTTTAAAACAGCAGGTTCATCAGTCAAAGACTTTGGTAAGTCTATCGGTGAACGAATGCCTAAGTTAATTGAAAAAGCCGCAAACGGAATTGCATCACTTATTAAAGTTCTACCTACTATTGTAGAAGGCGTTATTGCAGTGAGTTCTGCTATTTTCAATTTTGTAGGTTTCTTATCAGACCATGGCGGTAAAATATTAGCCTTAGGTGCTGTTATATTAGGAGCAGTGGCGGCTGTTAAACTGTTTAGTGCATACCTTAGTGCAAAAGAATTTTTAGGAATGTTAAAAGGTGGTGGTGCAGGCAACAAGGCTCAAAAACAAATTATGGATGGCGCAGGTGCATCAGGAAAGGCCGCAGGAGGCATGAAAGCATTCGGTGGTGGATTTGCGGCAATGATGAAAGGTATTGTAACAGGACTTAAGATTTTAGGTAAAGCGGCAATGAACCCAATGGTGTGGGCAGGCCTAGGCTTGATCACTGTGGCTGTATTGGCACTAGCAACAGCATTGAGAATTGCGGCGCCGGCCATTGAAGCAATGGGTAAAGTAATTATGAATGTGATGATGGGTGTAGGTGCCATCATAGAATCAGTAGGAAAAGGCATCGCCGCGATTGTAACAGCAATAGGTTCGGTTGTTCTCAAAGTATTTGAAGGCATAGGTGCTGTTATCGTTAGTGTAGGTAATGCCATTAAAGCAGTCTTTGAAGGCATTGGTTCAATCATAATGGGTATAGGAAATGCAATAGCAGGTATATTCCTTGCAATTGGTAAAGCCGCAATGATGGCAGGTAAAGGTATATCATTTATCTTTGAAGGTATAGCATCAATGGGAGATAGTTTTACTAACTTTATTGCAACACTAGGTAACTTAGACGGAGGCCAATTACTGTATGCCGCAACAGGTATTTTAGCAGTAGGTGGTGCATTAGTTGCCTTAGGTGCAGGTTCGCTTGTAGGCGGAATAATGAAAGGGTTAGGTGACTTCTTTGGTGGTGATGTTATAGATCAGTTTATACAATTAGGTGCAGTAGCACCAGGCATTGTAAAAATGGCAGATGTTATGTCTGACTTTGGAAGTGTTATAGATAAGTTTACAGAAGCATTAGGTGAAATAGACGGCGATTATATTGCAGGGCAAATGAAAATTTTAGAAGATGCCTTTATATCATTCTCAAATGCAATAAATCAAATCAGTTTCAAAGATTTATTCAAACTTGCCGCAATGAATTTGCTAGGAGTAGGTGGTCAACAAGATAATCAAACTGCAACTGCTCCAACAACAGTTCCAGCACAAGTTCAACCAGCATCAAGTCCTACAATACAAAAAGCCGCAAAATTAGGCGATAACTTTACTGCAAATTACAGTCAACGTGATATGATGTCTGCAGATCCTGAACTTTACAAAGAGTTTACAGAAAAACGTAGAACAAGAGAGCAAGAATTAATAGAAGGCGGAACATCAAAGCAACGTGCAGAATTAATGGCAGAAAGAGAAGCATTAAAAGAATATGCTCCTCAGATAACCGCCGCAGGTGCAGGAACATTCAAAGACGCAGACGGTAATCCGATTAAATTTGATGCAGACGGTAATGTTATTAATCCTAATCAACAGCAACAAGGAACAACCACAACAGATCAAGGTAGCAACGCAATGGCAACCGGAGATCTATCAGAAGATATTTTATCAGCACTAAATAGACAAAACAACCTTTTACAGCAACTTGTAAGACAAAATCAAGTCATAGCAGACAACATCTAATCCATATTCAATCTTTTCGGTTGACAGTTTCCGATAAATAGTGTAGTATAACAAGTTAATAGGAATATTATGAGTTGGAGAAAACACTTTACACCATACGATAATGCAGGCTTGCCTCTTAACGTAGAACCAAATACATCAGGTGGACCTGGAGCGGCAACTAGTAGATATGCTAGTTGGTTACCAGAAGTATATGCAGGAAGTCCTAACAGACTTATGCGATATATACAATACGATCAAATGGATAACGATCTAGAGATCAATGCGGCACTTGATACTATAGGTGAATTCGGAACACAGGAAGATGATACTACAGGTCTTCCTTTTAAAATTGAATATAATTCTACTCCAACAGATACTGAAAACAAGATTATTCAATCACAAATTAAAAACTGGTGCGGATTAAACAAACTTCATAAACGTGCATTTAAAATGTTTAGAAGTGTTTGCAAATATGGAGATCAGTTTTTTATAAGAGATCCAGAAACATTTGAGTTGTTTTGGGTTGACCCTGCAAACATAGAAAAAGTTATTGTAAACGAAAGTGAAGGTAAGAAGATAGAAACTTACTTTATCAAAAACTTGGAGCCTAACTTTGCAGAACAACTAGGAACAGCGGCGGCACCATTGCATTCAAGACCATATGGTGCAGGACAAGGACTTAACTCAGGATACCAAAGTGTTGCCACAAGTGCAAGTAATTACTTAACAGGTGCAATAAGCGGTGTTGATCAAGGTGTGCCTGTAGATTCTAAACACATAGTTCATGTGAGTTTAACAGAAGGTATGGACCATGCATGGCCATTTGGTGTTAGTATTTTAGAACCAATTTACAAAACATTTAAACAAAAAGAACTATTAGAAGATTCGATTATTATATACAGAGTGCATAGAGCACCTGAAAGACGTGTGTTTATGATTGATGTGGGTAACATGCCACCACACAAAGCAAGACAATATCTAGAACAAATCAAATACGAAGTGCAACAAAAACGTGTGCCTAACAAAGACGGTGCAGGTAATAGTGTGGCAGATAGTGCCTACAATCCAATGAGTATGTTGGAAGATTATTTCTTTGCACAAACGGCAGAAGGTAGAGGTTCAAAAGTTGACACACTACCAGGCGGTGAAAATTTAGGACAAATAGATGACTTAAGATACTTTAATAACAAACTGTTACGTGGTTTGAGAATACCTGCAAGTTATTTGCCAACAGGACCAGAAGATGGATCAGCACAATACAATGATGGTAAAGTGGGTATTGCATACATTCAAGAATATAGATTTGCAAGATATATAGAAAGATTGCAAAAACAAATACAAGAAGATTTTGATAAAGAATTTAAAATGTTCCTCAAACACAGAGGAATAGATATTGATAGCAGTGGATTTAGACTTGAATTTAACAAGCCAATGAACTTTAGTTCTTATAGAGAAATTGCATTAGAGACTGAAAGAGCACAATTATATACACAGATTGCCGCTATTCCTTATCTAAGTAATCAGTTTAAACTGCAAAAATATTTAGGTTTAACAGATGAAGAAGTTAAAATAAACGAAGAACTTTGGCGAGCAGAGAACAACTATGAGAAGTTCCAAGATGCATCTAAAGACATTAATCTTAAAAATATTGGTGTAAGACCTAATGATGATATAAGCACAGACTTAGATGCAGAACTGCCAGAGCAAGACGTTATGGGACTTGAAGGCGCCCCAGATCAGATAAATACTGATATGCCAGGAGATACTGGCCAGGTCAATCCTGCAGGAGATTTAGGATTAGGCCCAGACGCAACAGGCGGAGCATAATGAGATTAAACGAATTTTACAATCCAGAATTAGATGGCTTTATAAAAAGGTCGCAAGATGACACTAGAAAAGTGAAATTTACCTTATCTGAAATAAATAAACTTCGTAAAGTAAGAGAAATAAAGAAAGCAGAAGAAGTAGAGCATAAAAAGTTTGTAAAAATGATGTATGCTAACCCTACCGACACAACCGGCACAATATAGACTTTTTGACACATTTTGAGTCAAAAACACACCTTTTTACCTTAAAAATACCCACATTACTATAAGTATTAAATGCGGATTAATACAAACTTTGTATATTCGCGATTCTTAATTAAGGAGGCCACAATGTCAGAATCAAGAACAAAACTAGAAGAAATTCTTGAACTCCTTCTTGCAGAAGAGAACGAAAAAGCCGAAGAGGCACTTCATGAGTATGTTGTTGCAAAAGCAAGAGCAGAATACGAAAAAGTGCTTGATGAGGACTCTTCAAGCGAAGAAGTTGAAGAAGCAACCGAACAATCAGAAGAAGCAGTAGAAGAAGCAGAAGAATCTGAAGAAGAAGCAGTCGAAGAGGCTGAAGAATCAGAAGAAGAGGCTGTTGAAGAATCAGAAGAAGACGTAGAAGTTGATGAAGTAATTGATCAATCAAACGACTTTGACGATGATATTCTTACTGACGCAGAAGACGAAATCGAAGATGATATGTCTGAAGAACCAGAAGAAGAAGGTGATTTAGAAGATAAAGTCGACGATTTAGAAGACGAATTAGAAGATCTCAAAGCAGAATTTGAGAAACTATTAGCCGATGAAGAAGGTGAAGAAGGCGATGATGCTGAAGAAGTTGAAATGGATCTAGAAGACGAAATGATGGATTCAGTTGAATACGACTTAGATGAAGAAGTTGCTGAAGATGAAGTTGTTGAAGAAGCAACAAAACTTTCAGATAACGTAGCAGAACCTAAGGGCGGAGAAGCAGATAGCAAGGAATCACCATTATCAAGTGCACCAAAGAAGAACTTTAAAGTAGATGGCGTCAAAGGCGGCATAGACAATAAAGACGGCGGTGACGGCGACTCAGGCGACAACAAGCCTAAAGATCACACACCATCAGACAACATAGACGTAGAACCTAAAAAAGTATAATACTTTTTAGGAAGTTTGAAGGAGTAAATTATGGCGGCTATTAGACAACTATATGAATATATAAGTCCAGACGTTTCAAAAGTTCAGATTACTGAATCAGAAGACGGCAAAGATCTATATATGGCAGGATTATTCATCCAAGGTGATGTAAAAAACCAAAACGGAAGGATTTATCCTAAGAACGAAATAGCAAAAGCCGTAGAAAGTGTGAGAACCAGGTTATCTAAAGGTGAAACTGTGATGGGAGAATTAGACCATCCAGAAGAACTACAGATCAACTTAGACCGTGTAAGTCATATTATAACAGATATGCATACTGACGATTCAAACGGTTTAGGAAAATTAAAGATCATAGAGACACCAATGGGTAATATTGCAAAAGCATTATTAAAAGCAGGTGCAAAACTTGGTGTATCCAGTCGAGGATCAGGAAACGTAAACGAAAGTGGTAAAGTTTCCGACTTCGATATAGTAACAGTGGACATTGTGGCACAACCAAGTGCCCCTGATGCCTACCCAAAGACTATCTATGAAAGTTTATATAACATGAGAGGCGGAGCGGTATTACATGATATCGCCGCTTCTGTTACACACGATAAAAGTGCAGAAAAATATTTAATGAAATCAATAACTGATCTCATTAATGAATTAAAACTATAGAAGTAGGAGAACTACAATGGCAGTGACATTTAACGACCTACTTGAAGGAACAGACTTAACAGAAGAGGTTAAATCAGGACTTCAAGAAGCATGGGAAAGTAAAATCTCTGAAGCAAGAGAAGAACTCACTGCGGAACTTAGAGAAGAGTTTGCACAAAGATATGAGCATGATAAGTCTCAGATCGTTGAAGCAGTAGATAACTTTATCTCAGAAAAAGTTGAAGCAGAGATTTCTCAAATTGCAGAGGAAAAAGACGCCCTTGCTAATGACAGAGTCAAATATCACAAAGCCATTAGTGAACATGCTAAACTACTTGACAAGTTTGTAACTCAAGCAGTTGCAAATGAAGTAAGAGAACTTCGTGCTGATAGATCAAAAGTAAGCGAACATGTTGAAAAACTCGATGAGTTTGTAACAGAACAACTTGCTGGCGAACTAGCAGAATTCCACGAAGATAAAAAATCTTTAGTTGAGCAAAAAGTCAAAATGGTTACAGAAGGTAAGAAACAACTTGCTGAGTCAAAAGCAGACTTTATTAAGAAAGCGGCTGACAAAGTAGAAGGCGTTGTAAACAACGTCATCTCGAAAGAAGTTAGATCATTCCGTGATGACATAACTAAGGCTCGTGAGAACGACTTCGGTCGAAGAATTTTTGAAGCATTTGCTAACGAATACGGTGCTAGTTACCTAAACGAAAGCAAAGACCTTAAGAATTTACAGAAACAAATCGCTGAAATGGAACAGCAACTAGTTGAAGCAAACGAAAAGTTTGAAAAACAAACTGAAGCAGGGAAACTTGTGGAAAGTCAACTTAAGATTGCAGAAGATCGATTCGAAAGAAAAGAGAAACTAAATGAGTTAATGGCTCCATTAGGCAAAGAGAAGAAAGAAATCATGTCTGATTTACTTGAAAGTGTTAA